GGGACGAGAGGTGAACTTGTAGCATAGAGTCCACCACAACACTATTCCAAGTGTCGAACTCCTCACTACCGGGAGCCGGTAGGAGTCCAGAGGTATGCCAACCCCATCGGATGGAGCGAGCAACCTCACTGCGATACCGCTTGTCATCGACACGGGGTGTGTCGCGCAAGCGTCTTAGACTACCTGCTAGAAGCACCTTCCAAGCCGCGAACTCGTTGAGTACGAGCCCCCGCGACCCAGTCAATGCTAGCAGCCACTTCTTCGACCCAACGATCGACCCGTCGACAACATCAGATGGGTTGAACTTGAGCACGAAGGGTTTTAACACGCGACGAGAGTACACGAAGCTTCCATGGCTATCGTGTTCTGGTAGCGGTTTAGGCACGATTATACCTCGAGAGATACCTTCATCCGGAGGGATTAGATCCTTACCAGAAGAGGCCTCATACAGGAAGCACAACGTGCTAGGCAGCGGGATTTTATGCCGCGCCGACCAGACTGCTAACCGATTAAAAGCAGAGTAGATATCATGCAAACCGTCAAGGGAGGAGATGTATACCCCCCTGACGTTGGATCCGCGAAACCAATCGGACCCGCATGACTCTCGAAATGCGCCAGAACTGAAGCTCTTGTCCTCATTAACCTTCAATCCAAGGAACTCAACGACCTCAGTAAAGAGATTGTAGGCCCTCGTTAGCAGGACGACATCATCCCCAAAGACCCCGAAATTACCAAGATTCTTGGTAACCCAGGATGGTTCAAAAGATGTGCCGTTCCACTGATCCACGCTCTCGCGAGAGGGCCTGGATATTGAAATATCTAGCACCTTGTAAACTGCTAGACAAATAGCTGTGAGGATAGAGGTCATTAATGGGAAAGTAAATCCATTTCCCATAGTACCGATCATCCCTAGCGGAAAGACCTGATCACGGTACTCAGCCGTGCCAGTACGGAGGATCATTAGCCACCTGAAAAGACTAGGCGGCAAAAGATATCTACATAGCCCAACGCTAATGTAATCGCTGCATTGGCTGAGGTCGATGGTGGCATAAGAGCCATCAGTAGAACCCAACTTAGCAAGCTCAGCATTGCGCTGGTCCTGCAGACTTAGATCCACTCCGGAATTCTTCCGAAGGAGGCCTTCAATAATACTCCCTAAACCCAACTGATAGTACGTGTTGAGCGAAGGCTCGACCAGGATTGATCGACGGGCATTCCAAGACTTAGGAACAAAACTAAGCTTGCCTCTAGACACGACCTCTGCAGCCCCAAACCGCTGGCGTCTCGCTTCCTCAGCGAGAGCACAGGTGGGGTTTGACTCGCAGTCGGTCTCATACCAGGATCGTATGAAGTCTCTAGAGCAGGTAAGCCGGTCTCCACCAAGCTTGAAATACAGCGAAGTGAATTTACCGCGCATACCATAACTACGCCCAGGTCCAAATTGGGCAGCTCTGCTGATCTCCGCCATACCAAAGCATTCGCCAAACCATTTGTATAGAATTTGGCGCGCTTCGGATACAGCGTACCCGACTGCTAACTTCGGATTTTTGTTGAGCT